TGTGTACGGTCTAATACCTGCTCTCATACTACGAGATCTAAGTGCAATGTGTTTCAATGACTTTTCCTTTCAGTCAAATCACTGTTATAAAACATATCAATTCTTTTTTTAGTTTCATGTCGTAGGTCATTTAGCATTGTAATAAGATAAGCAACATCACTTTCTTCTGAAGTATATCTTTCAACTCTTTTACGTTTACGATCCTCTAAATCCCACAATTGAAGATTAATAGCCTTTATAATATTAAGAAAATAATTATAATTAGTTTCATCTAGCTCGTGATATTGTTCAATTTCGTTCTCAACACTAAGACCCTTTTCTTGCTTAATTACAAGAATACTATGTCTATCAACATAATCACCAATACTTACATTAATTGCTATTTTCATCTTCTCTCAATGTCACTTTCTTCACATAATTCACCATACTGTATTTCAACTATGTGTGCCATTTCTGTGCCAACATTTGTTGTCTTATGCCACGATCTTTTTGGAATAACAAACGTAGAATGAGGTTCAATCAACCTTGTTCTTTTCATGCCATTAGATAATTCCAATTGTATCTTAATTTGACCTTCAAGTACATACCAATGTTCACTTCTATGCTCATGTTTTTGATCACTTAGACTGCATCCTGGATTTATAACAAGCTCTTTTACCTTTTGACCTATACGAGGCTGCTTATCATCTAATACTCTCCAATAACCCCATTCTCTTTCAGTCTTTTGTGTTTTCCATTTATCTAGAATCCAACTAGATGAATTTTTCTTATCATCTCCACCAACACCGAATGCAAATTCAACACTTGGATGCTTATTATATTTTTCATATTCAGGTGTCGTTGTATTATTTCGATCACCGCCGTTTGCAAATATAACATCAGATGAAGTGGTTTTTAGTATAAACTCAATAGCATCGCACGCAGTATTATCATCATCGTTAAATGGAATAATTCTATCTACCATATCTAGTGAACTAGTAATCATATATCTTTCATTGTATGGTAGAAACGCTGCACCCTTTTTACGTTCTAGCCATTCATCAGAATTAATGCCAACAAATAATTTATCACCTAGCCTTTTAGCTTCTCTTAAATAAGAAATGTGACCACTATGAATTGGATCAAATCCACCTGTAACTAATACTATTTTCATTGAACAATCTTCATCAACTCTTCTACATTTTCACCTTTGTTTGGAAGCTTGTCTTTTAAAAAGAAGTGAACAAAATTACACTCTTTAATTTTACTATTAGCAGTATATAAACCATTCCATTTCCAATGAAGATTTTTTACTTTCATTTTCTCTTCTTTAACCCATACATTCAGCAGAGTTTGATCTGTAGACCACTTCCATGCACCCATACCATCGATAAATGGTTTAAATTCTGGTCTTGAAAGAAATTGCTTAGGTGTTTCACCGCGTAGATATTTTTCAATAGATTTGTTAAGAACCATAATTCCCATATTGTAAAAGTCAGCACCTGCAGGATTTTTCCAGTTAAAAAGTGGTCTTAGTGAATTCATACCATACTGCATCCGCGTATAATTAGCAAGCTTTTGCACATACCATTGAGGAATAGGCATTTCACGCTCTAATACGCCAGCAAATTCTGCAGAGCCAGCATCATCAAAAATAGATTCTGTACACTCAGGTCTAATCCATACATCAGCATCGATAATAGCTACCTTATCATATGTTTTAAGATATGTAAAAGCGTTTTCTTTTTCATAAATTGGTAAAAAACCACCATATTTTTCATATGATTCTTTACTACGATTTGTCACAAACGGATCTGGACGAATCATAAGAATTGGTGTTCGTTGAACTTCGTATGAAGCACCGATTCGTTTTGCGTATTCTTTTACGGATTGTGTGCAAATATCGTAAAGCTTAGAACGCTTTCCGGTATACACCTGGTAGATTAAAGTTTTCATCATAATACTCAATTATGTAATTTGCAATTTGCTTCGCCTCATTGAAATCATTTCGAAATCTATTAGACTTATGGCCGTTCTTGTTGAACCACTTTAGATTATCTATATCACTATTTAAACTTGATAAGTTGAATGAATTAGTATGAATTATTTCTTCATACCTAGATCGTAATGTCAATACACGAAAAAAATTATCCTTGGAGCTGTTGAGGCTCGTATTCTTCATAATCATATTCATCATCATACATTACTTCATTTAATATTCGTTTAGAGTCAATATCTTGAACCTCTCGGATTCTTAAATCTTTTGCTAAAGATTGACTTTTGTGTTTACCACGTTTTTTATTGCGGGGGTCGAATCTAGAATATTTTGCCATGTACCTTTCCTAATAGCCTAACATTTCTTTTGTCATTATATAATCTCGGACAAAGTCAGATCTTACAATATCTTCCCAGCCGAAATTTATTATCGTAAAGTTTTTTAGCTGTTCTACAATTTGTAAAAACTTTACAATCCCTTGTTTATCATCATCAAATTTAAAATCACTTTGTTTATAGTCACCACAAAAAATAATTTTACTATGTCTACCTACACGCGTTACAACAGAATCTAATTCATGAAAATTTAAGTTTTGCATTTCATCAACAACTATAATAGTATTATCAAATGTTTGACCTCTTATAAATGATGTTGACTCAAATTGAATCTGATTTGCTGTTACCATCTTGCTATATGACGTCTTATCACCGAAAAGTTCATGGCATATAGATTTATATGGAGTAGTAAAAGCTTCTTCTTTGGCTTCTTTATCACCAGGTAAAAATCCCATTTCTCTTGTAGGAACCATTGATCTTACTATTACTAATTTTTCCCATTCAGTGTCTTTATCAAGCACATCCTCTAATGCAAGATATAAAGCCATGAAAGTTTTACCAGTACCTGCTGTTCCAATTAGTACTATATTATCACCCTCATCCCATACTTTATATGCTATTTCCTGATTTTTTGTTAATGGATCAAATTGAAGTAAATCATCCAATCTAACCGACATTGAATTATTAACAGACTTTTGTCTTTTCATTATGTTTGAATCTTACTATGTCTTCCAGATTGTTTATCTATTTTCTTAAGAAAATTATTCCATTCAGAACCAGCTTGGCGTCTTGCAACATCACCATGACCGGAAATGAATTTTGCTGTGGATAGTTTTTGCTTCCATTTACCTGATGATAGAAGCTCATCCCTCTCGGCAAATGAGAGTACCATTTCTTTCTCTTCGCCTGATTCTATATTAATCATTGTGTATGATGGCATTTTGTGTTGGGGGCCGAAGCCCCCTATCCTTTCTCCTATGCAGCTGTTTCCAACGTTGATTTTAAGAAGTCGCGTTTTCGTTTTAATTTAGATAATAGGTCTTTATTCTTTTTCATTTTAACCCTTTCTATATAATTATTCAGTTCTAACAAATCGTTCTTTAGTCTATCAACTTGGATTTTACTCATTTGTTCTCCCTTAGTTATTTGAGTATTAAATCTGGAAATGCCTCCTGTGTAAGTTTTTTGGTAATTCCCTTGATTGGCATTTTTTTATTAATCATGCCAACAAGAAGCTCTGCGTCTCGAGGATGGATTGTCTCGAGTATATCTAAAAACATTTTTTCTCTTTTGACTTTTAACATTTCTCTGCCTCTACCACCCTTAGCAAAGTAAGCTAGCTTTTTATTATGCTGAGACCATTCAGATGGGTGAGAATCAAAAGGAGCTGGTTCATAAGGTACCGGTCCAGTAGGCAGTTCCCACTGAATAGCATCATCAAAAGTGCCACGTAAGATATCTTTTAATGCCCAGTTATTATTTTGTTCTTGGAGAATTTTAATTTTGTCAGGACGTGATTTTGCCTTGACAACTTTATCAAGCACTTCATGTGCTCTATAACTTACTTTATTAACCATATCAAATGAAGTCCTTTACGTCTTCTAATAATCTACGACAGCGCTTATCAACTAGATATTGGAAAACCTTCTTAGCGTTTTCTTTTTTATCTTGGCTGTTAAACGTATTTATAATTTCTTGTTTTAGATCAGAAGGTGTTGATTCAAGATCTATTAACTTTCTGTTACGCTGAATGTTACGAAGAACATCCTGTCCTTGAGAGGTAGGATCTTCCATAAGTGCTTCCATTACAGGTTTACGTAATGGAGTCTGACGTTCACCGTCTACGAACACGTTATCTCCTGATAAAACGTTTGGTACACCATCTGATGTATCACCTTTTAATATCAACTCAAGCAACTGTTTTCTTGGATGCTCTACCTTTATATATTTCTTTGTCATCGGAGAAAACTGTGACACATTGTTATATTTTTGCAATTGTGCAAAATCTTTGTCAGCTGATACAATCATAACATCATCATGATTACCAAACTCTTGTGTATCCTCTACTAATGCAGCAATTACATCATCAGCTTCACAGCCATCGATCTTAATAGTCTTATATGGAAAGTACTCACCAAGCTCTTCCCATACCATATTGATAATACGAAAGATCTCATTCCAATCCATTTTAGAATCTTTACGGCCTTTCTTCCGCGCGGCCTTATATTGTGGAAATGCTTTGTAACGCCAATTGTTACCTGCATCACCTGCAATAACGACTTCACCAAATTTGTCTTTAAACTTGGTTCTATACATGCGTATGGAGTTTAAAATCATATGACGAATCAGATTTTCATCAATATCCAATTTTTGTGTTACGATATTAGAAATCGCGATTCCATTATAGTCAATAATAATCATAGTATACTATCCCTGGCGTAATGCTCTTTACTATTATACACCTAAATTCATGGTTTGTAAACAATTATTTTAGGTGCCTTGAATGTATTTTGCATCCTATAAATTCATTATAGTATTCATCACTTAAAAGCACATCTCTTTCAAATTGTTCTTTGGCCTCATAATAAGAACACTCTCCTTTTGATTTGCATAGATGTAGTATTTCTCTATGAAATGCTGTACTACCCTTAGATTCTACGAGTGTTTGTACCTCCTTACTGGAACCAAAATACGTGCGCCAGTCGGACTCTACGCGCGTCCTGACACGTCTTTTTCTAGTCTTTGTGATAGGGAGAGTTTTGGGTTTCCAGAAAAACTTTTTACCGATATACTTTTTACCGGTCTCTTTTTCTGTTATCATGTAGACAAACCCCTGAAATTCTTCAGGGGTCTTGTCATATTCTTTATTTTCATAATACCACATGGTACTATATATCGATGACCTCTTCGTCATCTTCTGATGCGTCTTCTTCTACAGATTCAAATTCACATGGCAAACCACACATCGGGCAGTGCCTTGGTTGTTCATATTCTTCATCAATAACTAATACCTGTACTTCTGTGTCACATGCGTTGCATTCTGCCCAATATTCAGTTTCCATATTTGCTCCTTAAAATGTTATTTCGCAAGCACCGCCTTGGCATGCGATTGCTCCCATCGTATCTATATCAGTAAATTCTTTCTGATTTAATTGCGATACAAAATCAATTGGTTTTATATTCTGTTGAATCTTAGTCCATTTATGTAATAAGAATACATCTTTTAAGCAATACTCCGCTTCTTTAGTATCACCCATAAAATAGTTATCAGCAAATTTGTTAAAACGACGGATCCACTCTTTGTTGAGATCTGACATTTCTCCACGATACTGTTCATCCATTTGAGCAATCTGTGTTGCTTCCCATAAATCACGGAATCCTTGCTTACGAGTATCTACAATAAGACCTGATGCAAACAATGCAGCCTTACCATAAGTTGCTACAATCTCATCTTCCGTCTTGACCTCAGTGTTTGGTGCTTGTGCAAAGTCCTTATCACCAGAACCAGCCAAGAAACTAATACCAGCGAAACTATGGCGGTTGTCGTATACATAATCCTCTACCTCTGACCACATATGTGGCATGACTGTTACGGTGTTTGAAACGTTGTGGCGAATACGAGGATCTGCACAACGATCAGGATTTGTTCCAGCCTCTACCCAGTTTTGTTGTACAAGCTTAACCTTTTCAAGTAGGTTTTTGCCATATAGGTCTTCACGGTATAGTGAACCCTCAGGTGACATAATTGGGAATGCCACACAGTAGTCTGTGTTGTTGCTGGACCATACTGATTCCTCTACCATATAAGGATTGGATTCAGCAATAAGTTGTGCAACTTCAGACTCTTTGTTCAACTGTATGTGGCGAAGATAACGAGGGCTGTGCTCAGCATGAATACCGCTAGAAGTTTGTAGTAATACTGAAGCATTTCCTGAGGGTTTAACACAGGTCGTTCTGGCAGCAGCATTAATTCCAAGAAGTTGGGCGACCTCTTTGTTGACAGCTCTAACAATGTCTGCGCCTTCTCGTTGAATATCTGCATCTAATAATACCTCCGGGTTATTCATCCATCCTGTTACAGAAACACCCAGAAGTGCTTCACGTTCAAAAATAGCCTTTGATGTTTCATCTAAATATTTAAAGGTTGTGTATCCAGCTTGTAGTGTACCCATAATAGCACCGGCTCGACATGCTTTAAAGAACTCTTCTTTTGTCGTGCACTTGCCACCATTGATCTCGGTTAGGTTACATCCCTGCCAACCTGTTTTGCCTTTGATTTGTGGATACATTCCAATCTCGACGCATGGGTTAGTTGTAAAGTCTTTGTCCTCAACAAAGTAAAAGCCTGGTTCACCAAACTCTTTGATTGAAGCCATAATGTTTTTAAACTCTTCTTTTGTAATCTCGTCTCGTACGATAACAGCAGAATTGTTTGAACGGCCACGTTGTGGATTGTCCATAAACCAATTGCCTGTTTTGGCGTTAATCATATCCTCGTCATTTGGACTAAACAGACAAATAGTAGCAGAACGACGAACACCGCCAGCAAGGACGGCATCAGCAGCATGCATTGCAATGTCATATACGTCAATAGCACGGAGACGAGTGTGACCATTTAAAACCCTCGATTGAATTAGATGTTCGATTTTATCAAGAGATTTACGAAGTGGTTCTGGACCTGGTGCCTTAAACCCACCATTAATCATTGCACCTTTCGGCCGCACATTATTTAGATCGAAATAAACTTTACGACCTTCCATTTCTGGAAACTGTCCACCACCCACAAAGTATGATGACATAAGAGCACCAAGTGCATCAGCCCAACCTTCAATTGAATCCTCTACGACCCAACCTTTGGCTTGCTTTTTACGTT